GCTTACGAAGACGCTATCAATATTCTTGGAAATCAAGATGAATATGATATCAATCTAGTTCTTATGCCAGGTGTAACAGATTCTGGTGGAACTGGTGGCGGATCACTTGTCGGTAAAGCAATTGATATGTGCGAGGATAGAGGAGATTGTTTTGTTATTGTTGATCCAACATTAGCAAATGAATCAATTACAACTGCAACATCAGAAGCTGAAGGAAGAGATTCAAGTTATGGAGCAATGTATTATCCATGGATTCAAATTCCAGATGCTGATCTTGGAAAGAATGTTTGGGTTCCACCTTCTGTTGTAATGGGTGGTGTTTATGCTTTTAACGATAAAGTTGCACATCCTTGGTATGCACCAGCTGGACTAAATCGTGGTGGAATTGACATGGCGATTCAAGCTGAACGTAAATTAACTCATTCAAATCGAGATACACTTTATGACAGTAATGTTAATCCAATCGCAACATTCCCAGGACAGGGCGTTACTGTTTGGGGACAAAAAACGCTTCAGAAAAAAGCATCAGCTCTTGATCGAATTAATGTAAGGCGGCTTCTTATTAAGGCAAAGAAATTCATTGCTTCGACTTCAAGATATCTTGTATTTGAACAGAACAACGTTGCTACACGTAACAGATTCTTAAACATCGTTAATCCTTATCTTGAATCAATTCAGGCTAATAATGGTTTAACAGCGTTTAGGGTTGTGATGGATGATAGCAATAATCCACCGGATATGGTCGATAGAAATATCTTGTATGGACAGATATTCTTACAACCGACTCGTACTGCTGAATATATTGTTCTTGATTTCACTGTTCAACCAACAGGAGCTACATTTCCTGAAGGGTAGATAGAGCCCCTTAGCAAAAAAGTAAAGCAAAAATTCCCTAATGTTTATATTTATTATAAATGTTGGGGAATTTTTTATGTATAATGACTTTTGGAAAGAGTAGATTTGATAAAGAATATAACTGGGAAATTATTAGATTTGCAACTAAATCTGGATATACAATTGTAGGTGGTGCCTCTAAATTATTAAAATACTTTGTTAATAATTATAACCCAGGAACAATAATTACGTATGCTGATAGGAGATTTGGCTCTGGAAATGTTTATAAATCGATAGGGTTTAAATTTGTTTCCGCGACATCGCCTTCGTATTATTATATAAAGGGAATAAATGTATATAGTAGATTTCAATTTCAGAAACATAAATTAAGAGATAAGTTAAAAGTATATAATGAAAATTTATCGGAGTGGGAAAACATGATAGTGAATGGATATGATAGAATCTGGGATTGTGGTAATTTAAAATATGCAATGAAAATATAGTACTATTTTTTTCATTTCTTCATATTTATATATGAAATGAAGTACTTTAAACAAATATTGGGAGAATAAAGATGCCAGAATTAATAGATGCAAATGACATAATGTTTACACCATTTGAGCCTAAGCTTAAAAATAGATTTATCATGCAGATTGATGGTATTCCTGCTTATATGATAAAGGCAACCAATCGACCTTCTATTACATTCGATGAAGTTGAATTACATCATATGAACATTCGTCGATACGTAAAAGGAAAAGCGACGTGGGAGACTCTAGAAATGACTCTTTATGATCCCGTCGTTCCCTCAGCTGCGCAATCAGTAATGGAATGGATTAGATTATCACATGAATCTGTAACAGGTCGTGATGGATATTCAGATTTCTATAAAAAGGATGTAACGATTAATATTTTAGGCCCTGTTGGTGATATTGTTGAGGAATGGGTATTAAAAGGAGCATGGATTCAAGCTTCAACATTTGGTGATTTGAGTTTTGAAGATGCGACACCCGTTGAGATTTCTGTAACACTTCGTTATGATTACGCCATACTTGCCTTTTGATGAATAAACAGAATATATATATGTATGGTTGGTATATTAGCCTAGTACTTTATAGAGCCAGAGAAAACTTATACAGAATTAGGTAAGTTGGCAGATTGGGTCAAGAGGACATTGAATAAATTAGAGAAACAGTTATAATTAAAACTCTACATCTTAGTTAATAAAGTGAAGGATAATTGGAAAAAATAAACTAATTTTTTTTAAATGGTTTTCTTAAAAAGTATATATTTATATATGAGGTTATAACATTAAACAATAACAGGAGTTACGATATGCCAAACGAAAATAAATTTCCAAGTGAAATAGTTGATTTGCCCAGTGGTGGTAAATTATATCCAAAAGATAGTTCAGTTTCATCTGGAAAAATTGAAATAAAGTACATGACAGCTAAAGAGGAAGATATTCTCACATCACAAAACCTTATCAAAAAAGGTGTCGTGATTGATGAATTATTGAAGGCACTTATTTTAACAGAAGGAATTTCCCCAGATGATTTAATCCTTGGAGATAAAAATGCAATTATGGTTGCTGCTAGAATTTTAGCATATGGTCCTGAGTATACAGTTGAAGTAATACACCCAAATACATTAGATAAATTTCAACATACTTTCAACTTAACTGACTGCCCCTTTAAAGAATTATCAAAAGATATTGATTATTCATCAAATGAATTTGAGATTGAATTGCCAGTTTCAAAAGCTAAGCTTACGTTTAAACTATTAACAGGAAAAGACGAGAAAGATATTATTGCTGAATTAAATAGCTTAAAGAAAATTGGTAAACCCCCAACAGAAATTACAACAAGATTGAAAAAAGCTATTCTTTCAGTTAATGGTGAAACAACAACAGGGAAGATTAATTCGTTTGTCGATAATATGCTTTCACGGGATTCATTATTTCTACGAGAAGAAATGGCTCGAATTGCACCTGATATCATGTTAGAACAGGAAGTTGAATTGGAAGGAGAGACGGTCACATTGGACATTCCAATGTCCGTCGACTTTTTTTGGCCTAAAACCCGAACATAAACCTCAAATACATAAAGACATTTTCAGTCTTGTTTATTATGGACAGGGCTTTACACACGAAGATGTTTACACAATGCCTACATATCTAAGGCGTTTCTATCTTAATACTCTAATTGAAATTAAACAAGAAGAGAAAAAAGAAGTCGATAAAGCATCAAAAAAGAAACCACCTGGAGCTGTATCGCGAGCCAACATTCCCCGACGAAGATAATAGCTAATAATCCTCTTTACTTTTTGTCAAACTTCATATTTATATATGAAGTAATATATCACTATGTCTGGAGAATAAATCATGTCTAAAAAATCATATATGGATAAAAGCAATCTTTTGAGAGAGGGATTTTTTAATAAATTAATAACGCTCATAAAGCAGAGTAAAGTAAAAAAAGATCCTGTAATTAAAAATAATATTAAAAAAATGAATGACCTTGTATCCGATATTGAAAAGAGTTTAAATAAACGTCGGAAAGATCGTGGCTTGGATGCAGTTGATTTACCGAGATATAATGTTAAGGACCTATTTAAGTAATAAGAAAAATGCCAAAAACATTTGAAGATTATCAAGAGCAGAATGTAGGAAGAAAAGAAGCTATAAATCTTGAAAAAGAGCTTAATAGATTAGTTTCTGAAAATGCTGATGCTCAAAAGGAAGTTTTAACGTTTCGATCAAAAACGCTCAGTATAGCAAATAACCTTGCAGATGATTTAGCTGATGAGGTTAAACAATCAGGATATTTAAAAGCACATCATAACGATCTAGCAGATGTATTATCGAAAATATCAGAAGAAAAGATTGAGCAGTCAACCTTAGATGAATTGCTAACAGATTTATCTGAAAAGCAGTCATATTATGAAAGTATTAAACATGATTCTATAGCAGCTCAATATGCTGAGATGGTTAAAATTTTAGAATTGAAGAGAACTGAACAAGAAACTATGTCTCGTAATAGGGAAATAATGGAGGGACTGAATGACATAACAGGTGGACTTGTTTCTAAAGTTACTTCATTTACCGATAAGTTGAAAAATGCTAAGGGTTCGTGGGCAAAAGGACTTATTATTGCAGGTGCAATTGTTGGTGTTGTTAAAATGCTAGCAGATTGGACTGATAAAGTAGGTGAAAAATTTGGTGCAATTGGAGTTCAAAGTTTTCGCGGAGATCTAATGTCCGCGTCAGCTGAAGCTCAGAAATTGGGTTATGGCTTTGAAGACGTCGCGACTGTTGCAGAAACATTATCTACAGAATTTGGAGTTGGGTTTGACACTGCAATTGATTTATCAGAATCAGTTTTAGATACCGCTAGAGCATTAGGATTAGGAGCAGATGAATCAGCTAAATTAGTTGGACAATTAATGACTGTCACAAATCTTTCAGCTGAAGGAGCTGTGAATATGATGAAACAGACGACAGCTTTAGCAAAATCAGCTGGTATTGCCCCAGGAGCAGTGTTAAAAGATATAGCAGGATCTTCGGAGGATATTGCGAAATTCACAAAGGGCTCTGGAGAAAATATCGCCACTGCAGCAGTTAATGCACGAAAGCTTGGACTTTCCATTGGTGATGTTTCACAAATTGCTGAAGGGCTTCTTGATTTTGAATCGTCAATATCAAAAGAAATGGAAGCATCTGTTATGATTGGTAGACAATTGAATTTTCAAAGAGCTAGACAGCTAGCACTTGAAGGCGATTTGAGTGGGATGATGGAAAATGTATTGTCTCAACTTGGCGGTGAATCTGAATGGAATCGCATGAGTATACTTGAAAGGAAATCAATATCTGAAGCAATTGGTGTATCGGTTGATCAAATGTCGAAACTTACAAAATTTCAGGGAAAGTCTCTAGAGCAGCTATCCTCAATGAAAGATATGAAAATTGATGAATTAGTTGGCGCTGAAGCTATATCAATGGTAACGCTATTGTTAAATCAATTAAAAGCATTAGGAACATATATTTTAGCGGGAATTTCATACGTTGTAACTTTAGGTGGAAATCTTAGAGGGTTAGGTGGGATGATTGCATCCACTGTTATTGGTACGGTACTTTTTGCTGGAGCGGCGTTTGGTATTTTTGCATTGAAAGCTAAAATTATGGGGTGGGCGATGAAAAAATTAGCAGTAGATGCATCGACATCTTCACCTGGATTATTTGCTGGAGCGGCAGGCCTTGGATCACTCGCATTAGCAGTACTTGGTTTTGGTATTGGGATTGGTATTGTTGTATTTGCTGTTTCAAAGTTAATAGACAGTTTTACTGGATTAGTTAGTGTATTGATAGGAGGTGGCTCGGAATCAATTTTAATTCTCGGGGGAATGTCTCTAGCTTTCTTTGGATTAGCAGCATCTTTGGCAGCCGTAAGTATGGCTGGATTAGGAGCTCTACCAGTATTAGCTGCTCTGGCGGCAACAGGAGCATTACTTGGAGTATTTGGGGGTGGAGCTGAAGAGACTAAACTCATGCCTGTATATGATGATAGGGTTAATACTAATGTAACAACATTAACTGACGAAATAAAGGGGCTTAGAAATGACATGAAAGCTTATTTCGGTGCCGGTGGAACAGTCGCACGAGACACAGGAAAAAGCATGATTAGAGGATTAGCAACAACAGAAGGACTTGTTTAAGATTATGGGATTAGAACGACTTAAATCAGCATTTTCAAGTATTAGAGATTATGAACCTCATCCGCTTCCGATTGATCAGGATAAGCCATTTCCAGATTGGTATGACCCATATCCAAGATCGACATTTGAGTTACCATTTATTGAGAAAACTGTTTCAAAACAATCATTAATAAAGTTTGAATCTGATTTCAATAAGACTGATGAAGTTGATTTAACCAATCTAACGGCAAATAAATTGGGTCGTGATAAATTATCATTTAATGAAATTTATAATCATGATCAAACAGGTAAGGACGGAAGACTCAAGTTACAGCAAGAAAAATGGGGCTGGGATGTACCATTTATTGTTAGTGATATTCCAGAAGGACAGGGATTAAGTGGAGGTAGATTAACAAATTGGGGTAACAGAGCATTTCCAATGATGAGAGGTGTAACGGATGCAATACGAATGGGGAAATTTATTACATCACCTAAAGGATTGTTATTTGCTGCAAAACAACTTGGTTTACAATTCTTAAATCCGAGAAACAAAAGACTATGGAATCCATTGAGTTTATTAAGTGGAATACCGTTAGGAGCTGGTGTAAAGGTAAGATTGGGTAGAGGCTTTGGACCAAAATATTTAGATACTGTGGTTGGGCTACCTTCTAATCCACAAGATTCGACTTTAACTGGTAGGTTAAAATCTGCTAAAGAATTTATTGAAAATCCATTAGATAAACTCCTCTCGTTTACAAGTAAGTATGGGATTATAAATCAAGTGGACGATTGGAACTCTAAGGGGAATACTTCGCTGGACGGCGTAGCACCGATTCCGTTCGATCTCAATAATATAGCAAGCAATGCATTTAATAAACTTATCGGATGGCTCCCTGAACAAAATGTTGCCAGTGAAAAGGGCCCATATTTTCATCCTAGGACTACTAAAAAGATTCAAACATTCACGCGCCAGATGGAGGGAATTATAAATCTGGTTCCGGAAGCTACACGAACAAAGATACTTAAACATATTGATAATAATTCACATATAAAGTCACCACACCAGCGCGAAACGATTTATTCGAAGATGACAAGGCATCAGGATCTCGAAGGATTTAGTAGTAAACCTTATAGTGAAATAAATAAGGACCCGTATAATGTATCTAGTCAGACAATACAAAAATCCCTATTTCCAGAATCACATCCGTTTTATGCATATGCTGGATTAGATACGAATCGAAATGATAAACTTACAACATATCCTTTACGGAATATCCCAGACTCCATCCCAGACTCCATCGAAGCTTCAAAAAACGGAATGCCATTTTATTTTCAAGATCTTCGAGACAATACTTTCATCGTATTTCGAGCTTACCTTGAAGGAATAACAGAAAATGTTTCACCGTCATGGGAACCTGAAAACTATATTGGAAGAAGCGAACCAGTATTTATTTATGAACAGGCTGAAAGAGATATATCATTTACGTTGAAATTGGTTGCTCAAACATATGACGAGCTAAATGCAATTTACGGCAAAATGGAAAGATTAACATCATTATGCTATCCACAGTATCAGGAAGATAAGTTATTAAGCAAGGTACGAAAAAAACCACCATTAGTTAAATTTAGATTGGGTGAATTATTTGGCAGAGATGGAAAAGAAGTAACTGGATTTATAAAATCATTAACATATGATTATGCTGATACATCTCCATGGGAAACAGTACAGGGAAACCGGGTCCCAAAACATATATCAGCGCAGATAAGTTTTCAAATACTTCACGATTCTGTACCACAATTAGGAACGAAATTTTACGGTTTTGAGAAATTACAAGAGGCACCATAATGAGCAGATATGAAAGAACACCAATTGATAGAGTAGAATTATCAACAAAATACAAAGATAGAAGAGGTACTATATCAAAGTACAATACAACTATCTATAAAGAAGTTGAGGAAAAAGATAGCGACATATATCTAATTGCACAGGAAGGAGATAGGCTAGATAATTTGGCTTTTGAATATTATGATGACCAGCGACTTTGGTGGTTTCTTGCAAATGTAAATAATCTATCTTCAATGAATGTTCCAGCCGGAACATCTTTAAGGGTTCCAATTTCAACAGAAGATGCAACTGAAATATAAGCGGATAAGCGGTTATGGGAATAAACAGTAGAGTATTTGGATCTGACATTGATCCAAAAATTAAGGAAAAGTTAGAAAAGCGGCAAGAAGTAGCAAATGCTCCCGATCCAAATACATCAGTCGAGGATTATCATAGCTCATTCAACACACTCGCGGATCTATCATCGAGAACTCCATTTGCACGTATGTGGACAGCTGTGCAGTTACAGGAATTGGGAAAATTAGAAAACGATAAGACTGAAGGTGGAACGAAAGATATCGATAAGCATATACATTATATTATTTCTGGAGAACATAAATCTAGAAAAAAATTCCCTAACAAAGAACAGAAGATTTATACGATTGGGAATCATATATTAAATACTTTACAGCTACCGCCCAATACATCAACAGAAGAGAGATATTTTAACGATCAGCAGCAAACTAATAAGAATGAATTCATGATGCCACCTGAAGGTATTACATCAGTAACATCTGCTACGGAGGGTATGTTAGGAACAATTAAGAAAACAACTGTTAATTTTATCGTAAATAATTTTCATGATTATGAAAATATCTATAGTAAATTCTTCTTACGACCTGGCGCACAATTATTTGTAGATTTTGGATGGGATATCGCAGATTTATATGATCCATCGGAGCTAGTTAAAGAATCTGATACGGTTATAAATGAAAAACTATATGGAGACGGAGGATATGTAACACGCTCAAAAGGAGATTTAGAAACAGTCGTAGGATTTGTAACTACATTTGATTCAAAAATTAGAGAAAATGGTAGTGTTGAGTGTAGTGTTGAAATAACATCAAGAAATGCAGCTCTCTTTTCAAGAGAAGTTGATGATAAATTAAAAAACTTAATAACACATAGTTTAGATATAGAAATATTAAGATACGCAGCTGCTGGATATGCAGGTAGTGGAGATGTACTAAAAAAATCGAATAAATGGTATTTATCAGCAGAATTTAAAAATGATTGGAAAAAAGTTTTTCAGGATTTTGCGAGCAAGACATTTGGAAAGCAAACTGATAATATTCCAACTGAAGTTGCAGTTGAGCTCGGGGTATTTTATAAACAGTCCGAAAATAGCAAATCATTATATATTTCTTGGGGATTCTTTGAAGATAAAATATTAAATAGGCATCTCGGATTCGGTGATCAGGAGCGAACAGAAAATGAACCTAAATATGATTCTTCAAATTCATTTATTAGATACAATGAAAATCTAATGAAAAGCCAGATGTATAGAAAAACTCTAGGATCAATACAGCCATGGCTATATCCAGAAAATTGGGATAGCTCATATAATACGAGAAAGGAAAAAGTTCTCACAGATTCTTTAGATAATGTAGGAACTAAAAAGAAATATCCGAAAGAATTTGAAAAATATAATGATCGCAAGGAGGAAATTTTAAAGCTTGAAGGAGATATTCTGGAAGCCAATAATCGAATTAGAAGATCAGAAGGAGGATTTAACCAATACTCTTGGCTGGTATCCGAAGAAAATGGACGAAAAAAAGACCGTGAAAAAATAAAAAAATGGAGACAGGAAATTACGGAGCTTCGTAGCAAAATCGATCGAAGTTTAGAGTTTACGGAATATATAATAGGTAGAACAAAAAATGACAAAGAGAAGACTAGAATTCCACTTCGAGAGCTCTTTATTAATGTCGAATTAATTAAAGAAAAAATAAATAGCAGCACTACAATAGTTGAATTTATTAATTCGCTTTTAAAAACAATTAATAGCTCCTCAAAAGATATTTTTGACTTAAGAACAACAGCATCAGATTATGATAGTTCAAATATAACTTTTGTTGACAGAAATTTCATGAAAAAGGATACAGATGATGATGAAGAATGGTTTAATAAACTATTTATGTTTAAGCCGGGTTCTCCAAATAGTATTGTGAAAACATACGATATTTCATTTTCTATGCCAAAAGATGGTTTACAAAACATGATTGCAATTCAGGGTGCAGGAGCCGAAGGGCAATATTTTCCAGCTACTGATGCTCTAGATAAAACACTAGCAATTAACGAAACAGAGACAGATAAGAATAAATCAGGAGGAGGGAAACACTACACGTCCTATCTACCAGAAATTGGAAGACATCGTGCAAAACAAATACAAAAAGAACAACAAGAAGAAGGTATGCTATTAAATTTTTATAATTCCAATGACGCTTTCATAGGCGGAATAACTTTACCAGAAAATATAGGTTTTGATACAGGTCTAATAAAGACTGCGTTAGAGGAAGAAACAAAGAAAGCACCTGAAGAAAAACAAGAAGAAGAAAAAACAGAAATTGAAATGGCTACAGCAAAGGGACTAAAAGTAGCTTCTTCAATATCGGAATATTATTTACTTAAAGCAACGGAAAAAATTCGCACTGAGCAGCTATCAACGGTGATGCCAGCTACTTTATCATTGGGTATTTATGGTATATCCTCTTTATTACCAGGTGATTTAATTCGAGTTGATTATTTACCCAAAAAATATAGAGACAATGTATTTTTTCAGATAACAAAAGTTAATCATAATATAAGTACCTCAACGTGGACAACTGAACTGGAAACAGTAATAAGAATAATATCTGTAAAAAAGAAAGACAGTGATCAGTACTTTAAACCTTCTGCTGTTATTCTTAGTAAACAAGTACTAAGCGAGAAAAGGCCTGGCCAATCAAATTCTTTGACCGATATTGGTACCCTTTTAAAATACATCTCAGAATTAAAAATAATTGAAACTAATGATAATTATACGCATATTGATTCAATATTTATTTTTACGGCGTCTGATAACGGTGATGTTAAAATACCATCTTCGCCGGCGATTTTGGGATTAAGTATTGGAGGTTATGGCCCAGAAACCGTTGAATTAATAAAGGGAAATATATATTATTTAATTACTCAACATTATTATTGGACACTTGAAACGAATAAGAAAAATATTAAAAATCATAACAGGGATATCCGGCAGAGGTAATATGCCTGGACTTTGATTATTATATAAGATAAACCATCTGTTTCACAAAATAAATACATATTTATATAAAACAAGGTTATGAACATAAATGAATCAAAGTTATATTATTGTAATTCCCATATTTACAAATAATCAACTTCATCCATTACATGAAAATAATTCTCTTTCAGCTTTATATGTAAGGGATTTAAATAACAAAAATGGAAAGATGTTGATGTTTGATCATATGGATATGCT